AAGACGAAAGACTTTTCTGGATATTTATTGTAGGACTTGTAGCTTTGTTAACTAACTATGCAGGTGGATTATGAAACTTTTAGCACTAATACCTTTGGCTTTTTTATTCTCATGCTCATCTCTGGATATTGTAGGAGATGCAGTAACTAAATATTGTGAGCTTTCTGAAGCACAAAGAAACGCAAACAAAGAAGCTGTAGCAAAATCCGTAGCCCCTAACATGATAGAGATTACCTGTGAACAAGAGACTGATACAGAAGGCGTGTAAGTACGCACTACTTGCTTACGAAGAAGAGATTGAAGGCGCAATCAAGATTGAGTCTAAAGGTACATCTACGACTTGTTATTTTGTAAATGCAACTAATGAGCAATACGTCATCTTTCGCGGGACTCAACAAGCAAGAGATTGGATCTTTAACATGACTGCGTTCCCTTGGAGATATAAAGGGCGTTGGGTTCATGGTGGATTTATGATGGCGCATAGGTCTGTATGGAAAGAGATACAAAAGCATCTTGATCCTAACAAAGAAATTATTTTTACAGGTCACTCGTTAGGTGCTGCTCTTGCGGAGTTGTCAGCGCATTGCTGCCGTAAGTTTGAAAAGACTCGTTTGATTACGTTTGGTAAGCCAAATGTTTTTATGCGTCCATCTAAAGCAAAGATGAAAAACTTAATCTCGCAAGTATCATTTGTCTGCGGGTCAGACATGGTCGCAAGAATACCCGCGATAGGTTACTGTGCAGATGCAGGACAAACCATGGTGTACTTTGATAACTGGGGTAAGACTTGGATAGACCCAGAAGATTCATATGTACGAAAAGACAGGGGTATAGGCGATGCTATTTCAGACCACGATATGGCGGGTTATAGCCGTCTTACTACTAAGTTTTGTTCTGAGTAATTGTGCTATTACTAATAACTTAAAGGATGGATACGACAAAGGAGACATAACAAAGGGTTTGGTAGAGGACGTTAAGATTTATTGTTCTAAGCCAGTTTCTTATATTCGTAAAGCAAAGAGAAGTTTTTTATTTGCTTCAACAGGAATGATGTTGCCAGACCCATGTCCGAAGTTATAGAGTTTCCACCACAGTCAGTAGAAGGGTTAGAGGACTTTGCAATAGAAGTTGAAATTGAATTAGACACGTTATGTGCAGGATTGATGGAGCAAGGTATCCCGCCAATCTACTTAGTAGGAATGCTTCAGTCGCAGATACATTATATATTAGCTGCGTTACAAGAAGAGGATGAAGAGTAATGGGAACACAAAGAAAACCAAATGGTAATTCTATGGTAGCTACTCCATCAGGTTCTATTCCTTACTCACAATATAACAGAATGCAATCTGGAATGATTGATGACGGAACTTACATTGTTGATCCTAATTTTGTATACACTGGAAATAAGTTTGGTCCGTTTAGAGAAGGTCAAGAGTCTTATGAACAGAAACTAGCAGACTTAAAAGCAAAGCAAAAAGAAGCAGAAGCTAAAGCAGCAGCAGAACTTGCAGTATTTTTAAATTCTCCTACTACTTTGTACGGAGATGCTTTGGCAGGATATGAAGGCGTTAGAAATCCTCTTGGTGCAGCAGTTGGTGCAGCGCAAGCGCAAGATGCTTATGCAAGCGCAGTAGAAGAAGGTTTGGCATCAGGTGATAAAACACAGTTTAAGTATGGTTTTACAGATGATCCAGAAGTAGCTAAGGCAGATTACGAAAGAAGAATTCCGCAGGTTATAGCAGAAGGTGGTGATCCATCTATGCTGCAAGAAGCATTAGGAAAACTACAAACACAAGATCCTAATATTGTGCTTGATGAGGATGATGAGGGTGATGACGAAGAGTCTTTAACTTTTGAAGATTTTGTTAATCCGCTTCTTACATTTTTTGATCCTTCTACTATTGTTGGACCGCTTGGCCCTATTGATATGGGAGAGGTTGGCCCTTTTATTCCACAAGGAGGAGAGGGTGATGATACAGGCGTTGATCCAGGTAATGGTACAGATGATGATACAGGTGTTGGCACTGCCACTCCTACTGTTCCTCCTGTTGCTCCTGCCGAGCCTGTTCCTGATACTGTTCCTAGCACTGAGCCTGATGGTAATCTTGAACCTGATCTTGATCCGACTCCCGATCCAACTGTGGTTTCTGATGAGATCGTTACTGATGACCAAGCAGTCGTAACTATTCCTGAGATCATTAAACCAAAATCTACAGAAAGCAAAAGACAATTATTTGACATAGTCACAAGCGCAACGCCAATAACAGAAAGTATTTTGTTTTCGCCACAGTTTGTAGACTTAGATAATATTCAGCTAGGAATGTTTGACGCATTTCTAAAAGCCTCTGGAGGCAAGTAATGACATACTTGGAAGCAATTAACAGTGTCTTGCGTAGACTGCGTGAGGATGAAGTAGCAACAGCATTAGAATCAAGTTACTCCGCATTGATTGGAGACTTTGTTAATGACGCTAAAAACTTAGTAGAAGAGGCATGGAACTGGTCGTCACTAAGAAGCACAATTGCTTTTAATACCGTAATAGGAACGTCAGAGTATTCTCTTACGGGATCTGGTATGGACGCAGTAGTAAAACACGCACTTAATGATACTAAGAACTCATTTATTAATTACAAGACAAAGGCGTATTTCGATAATGTTTACTACAATAATACACCTGCTGCGGGAAGCCCTGAATGTTATACGTTCATTGGGACGGATGATAGCGATGATTTAAAAATCAAAGTATATCCAGACCCTAATGCTATTGAAGCTCTAAGGTTTGATATGGCTACGCCTCAAGCAGAACTTACTGCGGATGCTACTAAAATTAAAGCTCCTAACAGACCTATAGTGCAGTACGCATTTGCAATGGCTCTGAGGGAGAGGGGTGAGACAGGCGGTCAGTCGGCAGCAGAACAATTTGCCGTAGCCTCTAACGCTTTAGCTGATGCTATATCTATAGATGCAAACAGATTCCCAGAAGATCTAACGTACATGGTGGTCTAGATGGCTCAACAATTACAGAGCATTACAATCACAGCCCCTGGATTTGCGGGGATCAACACGCAAGACGCTCCGTTAGCGCAAGAGCCTAGCTTTGCTGCTGTGGCTGATAATTGCATTATTGATAAAGAAGGAAGGATTGCTGCAAGAAAAGGCTATGACTTACTTAACGGTAATGACTTGTTAGGTTCGTCAGCAGGTGTAGAAGCACTGCATGAGTTTGTTGCTGAAGATGGAGACATTACTTTCTTATCGGCAGGTAATAATAAAATCTTTACTGGTACTACCACGATGGTAGACGCAAGCCCAGGAAGTTACACGATCACTACAAATAACTGGAAGATCGTATCATTTAACGACCATGCTTTCTTATTTCAGAGAGGCTATGAGCCTCTAGTGTACTCAGATCACGCAGGTACAGTAGACAAGATGTCTTCTCATGCTCATGCGACAGGCACTCCTCCGCAAGGACATGAAGTGTTAGCAGCGTTTGGTCGTCTATGGGTAGCAGATTTTACAGCAGACAAGTCCACAATCTATTGGTCTGACTTATTAGACGGCACAGCGTGGTCAGGAGGCTCTACAGGCTCGATAGACATCACCAAGGTATGGCCCACAGGGTATGACACTATCGTTGCTCTATCAGCCCACAATGGCTTTCTAGTAATATTTGGCCGTAACTCTATTGTTATTTACTCTGGTGCTGATGATCCCGCAACAATGACGTTAAGTGACACTATATCTAATATAGGTTGTGTTAACAGAGATGCCGTGGTTTCTACAGGTAGAGACTTAATATTCTTAGATGACTCTGGTGTACGAAGCCTAGCTAGAACTATTCAGGAAAAGTCAGCACCTATTGGTGATGTTTCTAAGAACGTAAATAATGATATTAAGTCTTTGTTTGCTGCTGAGACAGGGAATATATCTTTACACTATTCGCCACAAGAGGCGTTTGTGTTACTTAACTTCCCAGTTCTTGCGGTAGTGTACGCATTTGATACACGATTCCCATTACAGGATGGTAGTTACAGAGCCACTACATGGTCTTCTATCAGTCCTTTAGCCTTTACTCATACTGTAAATGACAAGATGTACATTGGTGTAAAGGACGGGATAGGTGAGTATAAGACTTACACGGACAATACAGCGAGTTATCAGTTAAGTTACTTTAGCCATCCGTTAAGCTTTGGCAATACTTCTAATCTTAAATTCTTAAAGAAGATTAACTTAACTACATTTGATGGCGCAGAGTCTACTGTAGTCTTAAACTGGGCGTATGATTATTCTGGCGCATATAAGAAACAAGCGTACACATTGCCCCAATCTAACGTGGGTCAGTACAACATATCGGAGTTTAATACGACAGCAGAGTATTCATCTTCTATATCTTTAATTAACAGACAAAAGATTAATGCGTCAGGACAAGGAACGGTAGTAGCGATTGGCGCGGAAACTACAATTGATGGTAAACCCATTGCAATACAAGAGATTAACATTCAAGCCCTTATGGGAAGGATAGTATAAAATGTCGAATTACACCAAATTGACGAACTACGCTGCTAAAGACTCGATGGTCAGCGGTAATCCTGCCAAGGTAATTAAGGGCGTAGAAATTGGAGCAGACTACGATGCCATTGCTGTAGCAGTAAACAGCAAATCTAATAGCGCATCGCCTACTTTTACTGGTACTGTAACGGTAGCTGACTTAACAGCTACTGGTACGGTTAGCTTATCAACTATAGATGGTGGTACTTACTAATGGCTCTCGAACAAATGCAAAAAATGTTTATGGATAATCGAGGTTTGATTGGTGCGTTGGGCGGTGCAGCAGCGCAGGAAGCTATCATCCGAGATGTCCAGAAATTAGGTGAACAAGACTTACGAACTGTCTATGGTGATAGACCGCCTTCTACTCTTGCGGGTGGATTGATGGGCGAGATAGGCCGTCAGTCTGCATTCAAGCCTTTTACCGTAACTACTCCCACAGGAGGAGCGACTGTATCAGGTGCAGGAGATGTTACTCTTGGCATGACTCCAGAGCAGGAAAGAGTCAGGCAGCAGCTAACAGGGTTTGGCGAACAAGCATTTGGATTCTTGAGTGATCCTGCCCAGAGAGAGACAGAGCAGTCCAATCTTATAGGTATGCTTACACAGTCTCCCGCAGCTAGGTCGGCAAGAGAAGCAGAGATACGCACTGCACTACAGGCTGCACAAGCTCCAGAGCAAGAACGTGCAAGGCTAGGACTTGAGCAAAGACTAGCAAGCCAAGGTCGTCTGGGTGTAGAGACATCTATGTTTGGTGGAACGCCAGAAGGACTCGCATTAGAGAAAGCCATACAAGAGCAGCAAGCACAAAACGCACTAGCTGCAATGCAACAGGCTAGAGATGAGCAAGCACTAACATCATCTCAGACTCTTGCGGGACTACAAGAAATGCGGGGTCGTTCACAACTAGCGGGTGATCTAGGTCTACAAGCTTTGCAGTCTTCTTACCTACCGCAACAACAATTAATCTCTTCGTTGATGCCAGGATTAGAAGCTTCTCGATTAGAATCAGCCTTAAGAACCACAGGTCTAGGACTAGGCACTGGTCTTGCGGAGTCTACATTAGAAGCACAGCTAGGATATAATGCACTAGCTAATGCTTTAAGACAGCAGCAATTCCAAGGTTTGTTTGATTTGTTGAAAGGTGAGCAAGAAGTAACTCAGCCAAATCAACTTACTGGTGAATTGAATGAAGCGTTTTTTCAAGCTATAGAAGCGCAAAAAAAACAAAACGCAGAAAAAGCTTTAGGCGCATTTATAACTTAAGGATTTAAAAATGGCTATTAATATACAATCATTATTTGCAGATATTATAAGCACTCCTGAGCAAAGAGAAGACAAGCTCTTAAAGGAAGGTATGCTACAAGGTCAATTGCTTGCCTCTGGACTTAAAGGTCGGGCTGCTGCTATATCTCCGCTTGCACAGATTGCAGGTCAGTATGGTGTTCAGCGTCAAGAGAATCTTAAACGCGCAATACAACCTATGCTTGGTATTGATCCAAGAACTACTGGTGAAAGACTAGAGGAGGCTGTCTCTGGATTAGATATGTCTACTCCAGAAGGTCTTCGAGAAGCTGCATTAGCTATTCAATCTGTTGATCCATTACGCGCTGCTACACTAAGACAAGCTGCGGTAGAAATGAGTCAATCAAATGAAGATAGAAAAAGAACTGTTGCGTTACAACAGCTTCAATTAGATGAAGCAGAAAAAGCAGCAGGAGCTAGAAAAAGAGAAGCAAAAGCTTTAGAAAATATTCTTCCAAGATCTATTTTAAATATGTATGAAAGTGGAAACATAACTGGCAATGAATTGCTTCGTTTCCAAGAAGCTAGAATAAGTGCTTTAGCAACAGATCCACCTAAATTAAATGTGCTTACTGCAGAAGAAAAAAACATTGGAAAATCATATATTGACGACAATGAAGCAGCACAAAATTTATTAAGTATTGTTTCTAAAGATGCTAATGCTTTTAGTAGATTTACTGGTATAGGTGGTAAAAAACAATTTACACAAGAAGATCTTTTGTATGAAGCAAGCATTATTCGTTCTTTGTCAGAAGATACGATAGATGTTAAAACGTCTATTGATAGAGCAATAGAATCACTAAAGGCAGGAGGAATAAGATCGCAGCTTCCAGGATCTGTATCTAATATTTACAATGCTCAACTTTATCCTGAATCAGTTGGTCAAGTAAATGCATCAGCACTATCTGGACAATCCACTCAACCAGAATTTAATGCTAGTCAATTATCTACAATAGATTCTTTAGTTGAAGAAGCAGGGCAGTTACAAGCACAAACGGAAAACTCACAGGCAAATATTCCCGCTGAAGTTTCTCAATCTAATGAAACAGTAATGCAACAATTATTAAGAGGCGTTCTTCCTCAGTATGGAGCAGTTAGAAATACTATAGAGGGCTTAGATTCTCAAGTTAGTTCTGGGCTAGAAAACGAAGCAAGACAAGCGCAAAATTATTTTAATACATTGGATGAAGAATTAGGAGCTAGCCCAACAAGTGGCGGAGCTTCTGCTTCTGATTACCTTGAAGCAATTAAAACATTAAATTTTCCAGGTATTGATTTTGCTACAGAGCAAGTTCCTGCAATGACAAAAAATATTGCAGGAATTTTTAAAAGCCTTATAGATACTCTTTCATCAGTAGAAAATATAAAGAAAGTTACTAATGAAGGAATAGACGTAACGCTTTATGGCACAGGAAAATTAATAGAGTCTTTAGTTAACGGTCAATCTGTTGGAGAAAAAGAAATAAACCAAGTTAAAGAAAATATTAAAAAGTTAAAATCTAGTTTAGGAAAAATATCTGCTCCAGATAGAAAAATAGTAAACGAACAAATTAAAAAGTTAGAAGAATTTGTATTAACTAATGCAGGTAATTTGGCAGGAGCATTTTTAGACTAGAGGTTTATATGGCTGATCTATCACTTTTAAGTAAAGAAGATCTGAACGCATTGGCTTCAAGAAACATTGATGCGATGTCTCCAGAAGGCAAGTCTATGGTTTTGTCTGAGATAAATGCTGTTTCAAATAATAAAGAAGATGAAAACAAAGAGCTGCAAGAAGATCCCTTGGATGAGATTAGCATTGCCAGAAAAATTTCTTATGGTTTTGAAAAAGGAAAGTCAGATGTTGGGTTGTTGTATAGAACCTTACAAGTAAAAAATAATCTTGGACAATTTTCTTTTGGCAAAAACGGAATTGAATACAAAACACAAGCACAAGCTTACGGGCCAAACTTTGTTAACGCTTCTCCAGAAATAAAAGCAGAGGTTTTAGCAAGGCTAGATGATAAAGAGCTTGCAAAAAATTATCCTATTTTATCTCAGCAAGAAAGTCCAGGAGGATGGGCTGCGGTTGGATCTTTTGCAGGATCTTTGTTTTCTCCTACAACTTTAATTCCTATAGGTGCAGCAGGAAAAGTTAGCATGAAAGCATTGGCTGCGGGTGGAGCAGCATTTGGTGCAGAATACAATATACTCGATCAACTTGCTTCAACAGCTAAAGTAGATCCAAAACAAGTAGCTGCCGTTGCGGGTATTTCTGCTATTGCTACTCCCGCAGTTGCTAAAAGTTTGAGTGTCTTAGGAACTGGTATAGCATCATCATTAGCAAAAAGATCTGTACCAAAAGAACAAGTTAAAGCAAACGATATAATGCGTGAGGCTCAATTAATTATTAATGAACACGTTGCGTTACTTCCAGAAGGACAGGTAGATTCTAGAGCCGTTGTTAAAGATGTTCTTCCAAAAATACAAAAGAAACTTGGACTTACTGAACAAGAATTAAAAAATGCACAAGTTACTTCTGACATAGAAGTTAGAATTCCTGGCAGTAGATCTATGGCATTGTCACAGATTAGCGATCAAGCGCAGTCATTAAATCCTTTTACTGCATCTAATGTAGTTACTAAATCATTAAGAGATTTTGTTGGTGTGTTGTCTACTGATATATCAAGGATTAGCTCTGTTGTAGGCGGTAGGCTTAAAAAACATGACGCAGCAGTAGGAATTAAAACAGCAAACTACAACAAAAGAGTAGAGCCTTTTATTAAATTAATGCAAACCTTGCCGTCAAAAGAGTTAAGTCAAGTTAACAGACATTTAGTTAGCGAAGATTTTAACGGAGCAAAAGCCATTCTTTCTAGGTATGACAATAACGCCTCAACAATAGTTGACGATACACAAAAAGTCTTAAAGGATATAGAAGACGATTTAAGAGAATCAGGATTTAAGTTTGGAAAAATAGAAAATTATTTTCCTGCAAAAATTATTAGCTATAAAGATTTTTTAAATTCTATAGGAAAAGAATTAAAGAACCCTATAGATATGGCTTTAAAAGCAAGAGCAGAAAAACTAGGATACAAAGATATAAATGCTTTGCCCATAGAAGAAACGGAAAATGTTATTTCTCAAGCTTTAAGAAGTAATTCTTCTAACGTATCTCAAAAATCTCTATCAAATAAATCTAGAAAAGTTGTAGTAGATGACGAGTTAATTAAACAATATAAAAAACCACAAGATTCTTTATCTCAACACATATTAGAATCTGTATCCATGATAGAAAAAAGAAAGTTCTTTGGAAAGTCTGCGGTAAACAAAGGAATAAAAAATATTAATTTAGAAGACTCAGTTGATAATCTTATCGCAAAAGAAATATCCAACAAGTCTATGGCAAGCGATGATTTTGGAAAGTTAAAAGAATTGATTGAAGCCAGGTTTGGTATGGGAGAACAAAAAACTGGGGCTGTAGCAAACGGAGCTAAGAATCTTATCTATCAAATGACAATCGCAAATCCTATGTCTGCTCTTACACAGATAGCTGACATGGGTATGTCTGTATTTGCTAATGGATTACTTAACACTGTAAAAGGAGCTTTAGGTAAAAGAAAAATAAAACTAGAAGATCTTAATTTAGATCAAGTTGTTTCTGCGGAGATGGGTACTGTTGGTGCTATGGCAAGAATGCTAGATAGAACGTTTGCTATTAGTGGCTTTAAAGCAATTGATAGGCTAGGAAAAGAAACATTAGTAAATGCTGCTTATTCTAAATTTCAAAAAATGGCTAAGTCTGACGCAGGTGTTAAATCTTTGCGTAAAAGATTCGGTAAAGTATTTGACTCAGAATTTGATGCAGTCTTATCTGATTTAAGATCAGGGCAAATTACTGACAACGTAAAGATGATGATGTTTAGTGAGCTTTCTAATTTCCAACCTATTGCTTTATCAGAAATGCCTTTAAAATATTTGCAAGCAGATGGTGGTAGAGTATTTTATGCACTCAAATCATTTACGATAAAACAATTTGACGTAATGAGAAGAGAAATATTTCATGAGTTTGCAGCAGGCAATACTTTGCAGGGAACAAAGAAACTAATAGCTTACGCAACCATCTTGCCATTGGCGGGTGCAAGTGTACAAGAATTAAAAGATTACATTTCTAGGGATAATCCAATCTCTATAGATGATATGCCAGATCAAATGATAAAGAATGCCTTGAAGATAATGGGAACTTCTCAATACGTTGTAAAGAATAACCTAGCTCAAGGCAAGATAGCTGCTGCAATTGGAGAAGCAGTGCTTCCTCCGATCAGTTTGTTTGATGCTTTTTCTGAGGATCTAATGAGATTATCCAAAGGAGAGCTTACCGCAAAAGATTCGCAAGCGTTGCAAAGAGTTCCTTTCTTTGGGCGTTTAATGCAAGACTTTGTATACGGAGCAAGAGAAGAGAAAAGAATAAAAGATATTTTAGCAGACTAGCCCCTCACTCAGAGGGGTTCATCTCGTTTTCTATAATAAAATCTACATACTGTTTGATCTTGCGGAGGTCTTCGATACCTCCCTTAGCTTTCCACCTAGTGATGTACTTGATAATATTCCCCTCACAGTACCCTAAGTTATTAGCCATGATGTATTCTATGGGCTGAATCTTTAAAGACTTGTAATGACTTCCCCCTACTTGATGATCGTTAACTCTCAATGCAATGTCTCGCATTCTTCCTCCTGCTCTCTTATGTATTTTAAGAATTGTTTTTGTGTGAACTTAGACTTGTTAACAAATCCCGTAAGGTCTTCTAGCATTACGGCAAGTGTTCCTAAGTGATTGAGGTCGCTACCTTTAAGAATCCTAAGTTTCTCATTGATCCACTCATAAGCCTCTTCAGATCCGACCATTTCTATTTCTATTTCTGATACTTCTTTTGTCATAATCCAATCCTTTTCTCATGATACTTAATCAGCGCATTCCATTCCTTTAACATCTCTTCATAGTCTGCTTTGTAGAATTTAATCGGATCTGATTTCTTAGCTATCATCTCTTCTACGAAACCCTTACCGTAATACTCCTGCATCCATATGGTGTACTGCTGCGCTGCCGAACCATACTTCATGCCGTATGCGTTACAGCTTTTACATTGTGGGTGTACATTCCTTATGTCCAAAGCCCAGTAAGAACTAGATCCTTTGGGAATGAAGTGACCTCCATCCATGTCTTTGTAATGTTTCTTACACCCGCAAGACACGCACTCACAATATCCGTTAGCATCTGTGGCTGCTATTCTAGCTAACTTCTGTAGAGCCTGTAGGCATTTGGATCTTGGTGTAGATGAATTACGTTTGCGTTTCATTAAGTCTCTCGCGGTTGAGTAGATGAGCGATTTTAATTTCTGCTTTATTTTGACCCGTATAAGGTACTGCCATATTAGCACTAACAAGCTCTGCATTTAGACTTATCTCTTCGCTTTTTATTACACCTAAGTACCGCCCGTATTTGTCTTTCTTTTTCGTCTGGAGCGTGAGCGTTTTGTTTTCTTCAAAGAAGTTCTGTACGAATTCTTTTGCGAGGAGTCCATATCGTTTTTCAACTTTGTCAGAAGTTCTCGATTCGGGTGTGTCAATTCCAAATAAGCGTATACGCTCCCCATGAATCCAATGATTGAAACCAAGGTCAATATCAACATCTACTGTATCTCCGTCTATGACTCTGTCTAATTTACAATTATATTCATACACCTCTATATATCCTCTTTGTTCCCATTTTATTTCCACAGCCAGGACAAAATGCCAGACCCGAAACAAGACACCTCAAAGTTTTCTCCGCTCTCCTCTGAGTAATGCAGTCCATTTTGTTATACCTTACCGTAAGCAAAGCTTTTGTAAACTCCAGGCTTTCTACGGGATAGGTTTTTGCAATAAACTTTACGTCCTCTGGAGGTTCGTACTTAGCTTCTGTTTGTTTTGTCATGACTCTCTCCCTAAGTATTCAGTGTAATGCCTGATGTACCTTCTGTTTAATTCTATGCTTAAAGCAATCAAAGCGTTGTAAGTTTCTTTTGCTTTCTTTTTGTCAATGTTTTCCAAGCCCATCTCTAGCTCATCATTGGCTTGGTGTATTGTCGGCATAAACTCCTCAAACATAAGTCACTCCTTAATCATTACTTATTAGGAAATGGAACATATAGATCGTGCTTTGAGAATACCTGCCCTAAGTGATGACTCAATACCTCATGCACTTTGTCGTAGTCTACAGTGTTTGCATCTGCGGTAGAGTCAATACCTATGAGAGCTTCTTGCACTGGCTTCCATAAGGCTTCCTTTACCCTCTCTCCGCTCCAAGGAATGTCTACGCTCTTCTTCTCTAGAACCTTTTGCATAGGCAGACCTCTGTCATTTAAGACTTCCGCAAGTTGACGGCAGTACAAGTGGAGTGCGTTATTCTGTGCATTGCTCCTTGTCTTACCCTCAGTCCAACGGATCGTGACGTACCCCTTAGATTTATACATTTGATCTAAGTGTTTCTCAAAACACTCTTTTGTGTGATCGTTACTGATAACCCAGTGCTTCCCTTGTATATCCATAATTACCCCTTTTTTTCTTTGTGTGCTTTTAAATAACTCTTCCTTACTATTAGCTGCGCTAAAGCAAACGAATCATTGTTGAACGTCATAGGAGGGCATTGCGTAATCTTCCCTCCCTTGGCGAGATACTCAGCGACCTGAGCGTCTATCTTTTCCCTTAGCTCTTCCTTGTTGTTAGTCGGCTTCATGGTTCAATCTCACAAACTCATCCATAGTTATGCCGAATGCTTCTGATAACTTGTATAAAGTATCTACAGTCGCACCCTTGCGATTCATTAGGTGATAATAGTTTGAATGTAAAAGACCCATCTGATCCGCTATTTCTGTGGGCTTTTTGCCCAATCTATCATGTGCTTTTCTCATGCACTGTCCGATATTAATTTCCATACAATACTCCAAAACGGGGGCATATAGCCCCCATAACAGACCTAGAAAGGGACATCTACCACACCCTTAGACTCAACCTTAGACTCAGCCTTCTGCTCAGGCACAAAGTCATCCACAGAAAGACTGAGATACTTCTTACCCGCCTTTGATTCCCGAACCCATCCCGCAATCTTGAAGTCCGAACCCTTGAAGTTAAAGCTTCCCTTGTAATCAGGTGCTTTATCATTGGTCTTGTCCTGCTTGAACAACGCCCCTCTATCAGTATTATCGTAATCCATAATTAATCCTCAAATTGATTTACGTTCTCTTTAATTAAACCCACAGCCTTGGTAACGTGCTTGGCTAGTGAAGCTATGTATTCCTCATCACGCTCTACGCGAACGATCAAAGGTTTCATATCAGGGTGATAAGACATGAAGTCCCACCATTGCCTATCGGTTACCCATAGACACCCCATGACTTGTTGTTTATATCTGTTTGGTAGTTTCCCCCCGCGAAGATATTCAACATGAGTGGCAGGTGCAGGACATTTTATTTCTAATCCCCCATCCCTACCAATGAGGCCGTCTGGTGAACAGCCTGCGTCAATGTCATCATGCAAAATAAAACCCATCTCATGCACTTTGACTTGATTCGTTTGTATGTATAGATTCCTGGCTTCTGGCTCTAGCTCTACGCCCCTCAGCATCCATTGATTCTGGAATATAGGAACACGCTCACCCGTTAGCTCTTCTGCGACTAGCTGATTGATGTAGCCATTAGCCTGAGTAGACCAATCGCCCTTAGCGGTGACGATCTTGTCATACATACTAGCCGAGGGTATGCCTAGTCTTGCGGAAAACCACTCTGCTGATCCTTGTTCGCACTCAAATACCCTCATAGTTCGAAGTCGTCATTGGATACTTTAACGGGCTCAGGCTTTGCGGATCTTTCAACCTTAGTCCGTAAGTCTTGAGGCTTGGCATTCTTAAACTCATCTGCCTCATCCTCAGAATAAACATCCCCATGAAGCCCAACTAGCTTGAGGATAACCCTGTCTTTGGCTCTCTTCTCAGCCATAGCAAAAGGGTATCCATTCTTGTTATTGTAAGGAGCAGCCTCTCCGAACGACCACTCAGAATGATCGTTGAGGTGACCAGTGACAGAGACAGCCACTAGCTTATTCGCCATGTCGCTTTGTACGATCATGGGCGGGTCAAACTTAATGCCTTTGTAGGCAGCAACCTTCTCCAATGCTTTGTGTAATATGACAGGCGTACCATGACAGTCCCATGTCGCAGTCTCTGGTGTCTCGCCTATCTCCCTTAAAACTTCCCCTACTTTTTTCATGCTGTATCCTCCCAGGATCTGATTAAACCTTTTATCATTAGCTCTATTTCAAGAAGCTTGGCATCTACGACATCACCTTGCGAAGCGATAATGTCCTGTATTTCCTTGAGTCTTAGCTCCAACTCTTCTAAAGTCATGTCCTTGACTCCAACCATTGAGCTTCCATTTGAGCCTCAACCATAGCGTCTTCGGCATACCGAATGCCGTATAATTCGAGAGCCTCTTCGCATAGGTCTACATCCATATCACACAGATACTTGAGATAATCTAAAGCGCAGTCTCTCAAAAGCTTTTGATGGTCGATGACATCATCGAGTGAGGAGGTGACAAGAAAAGATCCTAAAGAATCCGCAACATCGCTAGAGTTCTGCATCTTGAATAAGATGTTACTCATATGCTCTGTGTTGTCCTGATCTTGAAGTAGATTGATTATCATCAGATCTATGTCCGACTTATCAACCTTGTCCCAATGGATCTCTCCCTCGATGAAGCAATGAGTGACCGTATCATCTTCGACTAACCAGTTTTTATAATATTTACCTTTCATAATTTCCCCCTTTTAAGTCATTGGTATTTCAGTAAATCTATCCCAATTAAAATGTGCCATCTCCTCCGAGTAAGATTGTCCCTTTCTGTTTTCACTCCAATCTTTTCCTATGCTTATCTTATCTATATCAGCATGAAATACTGTATCGTTCCGCACTTCAGAAACCAAAATGTATTCCAGTGACTCTATGTTTAAATCATCATCACACCAACCAACAACCAACATAGACGGTATGTGTAATTTATCTGATAAAATTTGTAAGCTTTCTATTTTATTTTTAGCGACAAAAAAATCAGGTATTGCTTTGCTAGGTTTTCGTCTGCATCTAATCTCAATAATTCCTTTCGCTTCGAAAGATTTATTTATTGCTAGGTAATCTGCCCTAGACATAGGGTTTTGAGAAACCATTCGTACTTGCCACTGACGTTCCACAATTTTGGCTACCTGATCTTCGTTATTCTTTTCTTTCTTCGTTACTTCAACCATAATTTTCCCCTTTGTTGTGTGAATTAAAACAGCATATCACTGTCGTCGTCAACATTTATTTCATCTTTTTCAAAATTAAATTGCATTGATTGCCCCTCATGACTGGTGAACTGAAGTGAATTCTGAAAGTAGAAAGCGAAAGTTCCTTCCCACGCCCCATGTCTCTGTTTCGCAACAGTCAAAAGTAAGTCCCGATTATCCTCCAGGTATTTAATTTGCTTATCGTCAAGCTCATGCCCTTGAGACTGTAACTCTTTGAGATCAAAGCGTTTCTTGTTTTTCCAGACGATGAATAGATTGTCTGCCATATCGGATATGGTGCTACTGCCCTTGACATCGAACTTGGTCGGTCGCCACTCTTCTCCGCCTGTCTGAGGTTTTCTGACGTGGCATATGAGGTGGATGTGAACCTTTAAAGTCTTTGCTGCCCATTGCAGGCGATTGATGAAGTCGGTTTCGCGTGCGTTAGCATCAGCCCCGCCCTGATTAACACCACACTTCGCCAAAGAATCTAAGACAATGTGTTTACAGCCCAATTCTTTACCGCAGTAATGCACGAATCCTAATATCTTTTCAGTCTCAACATTATCTAACTGGTCGTATATCAGTATATTTTCGTCGGCAAAATCTGCGAACTGGTTGATAAAACTTTCCGCAGGCGCATCGCCTGACCTAGTCCCCGCAGCTTGCAAACACATCCTCCATAAAGTCTCCTCTGGTTTCATTTCAAGGGAGGCGATAGCTACTTTGCTGTTTTTGGCAAGCCATAACATGACTTGACCGCATAGCATACTTTTCAGATGCCCATTCATACCAGTCCATATAGAGAGTTCTGATTCTCTCAATCGGATTAGCTCATGGGTCTTAGGCCACACCATCCTGTCGCCCCAGATCTTAGCCCCTTTACTACGCTCTATGAGCCTATCGCGCCAATGTCCTGCGGAGTGTATCTCCTGAGCCTCCAACGAACCCACAAGAGAGATGTAATCGTCGAAACAAATATCCTTGGGTATCCTCATAGTATCACCTCTGTACGAGCCTCTGAGGCGTTGTCATTGCGGTTAGCATTACGAACCCAAGTTCTCACGCAAGCCTTCCAGTCCTTGATTTTTTGCTTTGAACCGAGAGTCCAATCGCGTGTATCGTAATAATCAATGAAGTGCTCAGGATCTATGTTGTATCTTTTTTCTTTGCAATATTTCTTAACTTGATCAAGGGTGGGCTTAATAAACTTGTTTATTGTTACTGGTTTATTGTCTAGGTGTGGTGATTTTGTGGCGATTTTGTGGTCATTCTGCGGTTTTTTTGCGGTCACATCCTGATAATTTGCATAGCAAACTATTGTTATTATTGAGTATTTATGGAAGATCTTGCGGTCAATCATACGTTCTTTTTCAAACATTCTGAGGTATCGTCTGAGGCGACTCTCAGTTATGCCTAGTCGCTGAGAATACTCAGTCCGTCCGAAGATTAATTGCCCTCTTTGAATGGTTATATTTTGACCATTTATAAACCTGGATTTGCTTTTGATGTTCGCCACCATTAGCATCTCTATCCATAGCTTGAGGGCATCGCTCTCACTCCATACCCAGTGATCCCTAATGGCACGATCGAGCCGTATCCACCCATTCATGATTTACCCCCATTGACTAGCAAAAAAGCCTCTCTGACTTCTGCCTTTTGTGATTCTGTTAAGGGTGATTTGGCTTGCCATAGAGGGAGCATTTCTAAGATGGATTCCGCGATTGCGAGTCTCTCGTTTTTTGTCTTGCCTCTTATGCCACGATAGCTGACTGCGGGATCAGGCATCAGATTTTGATAATTCATATCTATGCTATTCAGAATATCTATAGCACCGCATCCTACCCAACAGTGTATAAGAAGTCTTGAGTCTTCTAGCTGTCTTATTGATAGTGATGGTGTCTTATCGTCATGAGCAGGGCATAATGCCACCCATTTATCACTCCCTTTTATTTTTTTAACGCCTTGTAATCGAGACAAAAGTAAATCTATATCTGCAGCCATTTGTATTTCCCCTTTATGATGGTAATATTGTTTCAGGTCGTCC